ATAAGCCTTTATTTTCTGTTCCATGATATTGTTTATTTTTCGTTATTTTGATATTTCAATAATTATACGCCTCACGCATTCTTCGAGTAAATTCATATCCTCCTTTTTTATAAGAGCACCTGTATTACGATTCACGCTCACATAAGGCTCAAACCCAAGTCGTTTTGAATTAATTCCGTTTTATCTTCATGGTATCAACCTTTCCTCTACGCACCAACATAGCATTTCATAAGATGCGTCAATTAATGAGTAAGATGAAAATTCTTGATAATAATCAAATTCATCCGACATTGAATAACATATATGCCAACAATTGTCACTAATATACATTGTAATCCAATAAGTATCCGTTCCTGTTTCTATCTCTTTTGGTAACAGTTCCAGGATGTCAAGCAAAGTAAATGCAGGAATACAATGTTCTTTTCTGAACGGTTCCTTGAAAGTTCTCCACTCTCGTAAAGATAATTGTGGTTGTTTGCCTTCCTCATAAGGATATAACATCCAAGTCATTGATGCATTACCTGTATTCACCCCAAGTTCTTGAAGGTGTTTTATTTTGTCAATCGACAGCACATTCTCCAAAATTTCCATCAGTTAAAATATTTTTGGTTTTATTTGATACGCTTGCAGTAATATATCTGTTCGTGGTTCTTATATCAGAATGACCAGCCATAGATTTCAGTTCTCCTTCTGGTATTCCCATATTAGCCCATCTGGTAATAGCTGTTCTACGTCCTGTATGTGTTTTGATGAACTGGTACTTCGGCCCTTTCATAAGTACATTTGCCCGTCTTACAAATACCTGCTTGTTTATACCTGCTCTACATCCAAGAGTTGGTAGAACTTCGTTCATTGTTGTCTTTAACGAAGATTCTATGTTGTATTTATCAAACGATCTAACCTCTTTTATCATTTCTATAATCTTGGAAGGTACGGGAACCTCAACGTTCTTACCTGTCTTTTTTGATATATACGAAATAACATTTCCTTCCATCATAGAATCTTTCAATCTGAAAATATCGGAATACCTCATGGCAGTATAGCATTGAATCAGAAACAATTTCTTTACAATTTTTTCTGTAACGTTAAACGGCTCGACATTCCAGAATAATTCTATTTCTTCATCCGTAAGAGATATATTTGAAGGAGATTTTACGTCCAAAGAGATAATATAATCATTGATATATTTACTCATCTCTTTTGATTCGGACAATATTCCTTTAAGCATTAAAAGATATGCCTTTTGAGATGATTCACTTATCTTTCTCTTTGACTTTATAACATTGATCATATCATCTATCATATCACGATTTACAGGCTTTTCAATAGATGGAACTTCCTTGAAGGTAGGGATGGTATCATTAAAATCATACTCGTCATAAAGCTGATTGGTAAGATATGGCATTATATGTTTTGATAATGCTTCAAATCTTACCTTTCCGCTTCTTGTCTTTGTATTATTCAACTTTTCTATCAATACGCCTACAGTCATAATTGAAGGACTATATTCGTTCTGAATTGTTTCAAGCCTGTTTTTTAAATCCTCAATCAACCTGTTCTGTGATTCTATCGTCTTGTTTAACCTATCTATTGTTTCAGCGAGAATCTGAATTGTTCTTTCTTTATCTTCCATGTCTTATATATTTTTGTTGCAAAAATAATAAAACTGTATATTCGATAGGTTAAACGATAGTTATCAACTCTTAAAAATGTTTACTACGCCCATTAATTTATAATCTCCCTCTTCATTAATGATACATATAGGAGCATTATTCTTAGGATTAGTGTATGCCAATGTGACATAATCCCCAGGAAATACCTTCAATGCGTTAATCATCTTTTCAATGTTCAGATTGCAATCAAAACGCCCTTGACAAGATCCTTCAATTCCGACATTTTCCGATATTTTATACCCTGCATCATTTGTGTATGTTATATCCATTTTATTATCTTCCTCCCTGCAAACAAAATGTGACATGTTATATACATCTGACATTACCTTTATTCTTGAAAGGGAATCCATCAAGTCGCTAGTTCTTGCTTTAATAAAGTAATTAAAGTTTGATTTTATATTGTTTACCAATGGTATGTAGTTTACAAACTTAACCTCCATCAGAGTACAATTAAAGACAGACCCGAAATCCCCATAAGATATAGACATCACCCTTTCATCATCAGATACAGAAACAGTTACATTTTCTTCTGACAACATTTCAAGAAAGGATAACGCTTCCTTTACCGAAGTAGGCATTACATTTATGCACAAGTCCTTTGATATATCCGGCTGACATTCTATAACATCTCTTACAAATACAATCTTATCGGACGAACATATATCAATGCAATTATTGGAACAAATAAAATTTATCCCCACTCCACTAAGGCTGGTCACAACGTCACTGATATCATTAAATCCTATGTTCCTTTTTAATGCTCTATACAGATCATTCCTGTTCACGTTGACCCTTATCCCGGTACCACGCTTACCTATTTTAATATCAGGATAAGATTCCACATCTTCTGCAAAGAAAGACGCTTCACTGCCATTGTAAGAGAATATTATATCCTTATCATATATCTTTACCGTAACAATGGAATCCTTTACTGTTTTGAGTAACTTTACAAGTCTTATTCCGTCTACTGCAAACTCCTGCCCGTCATTGCAGTCTGAATCAACAACGGGAATAATCAAACGCATCTCATTGAGGTTGTTGTATGAAGTAACCTCTATTGAATTTTCTGATGCTACATATTTAAAACGGAAACATTTCAATATCGTCAAGCCTGTATCGGAAAGGCAGGCTTTGGCTGAGTTTAACGTTGAATATAAAACTTTTCTATCAAAAACTATCTTATTCATAAATGCCAAATTTAAATGTATTCAATCCAAGAAAAATGTTCTCTTTTATCAATGTAATCCATGTCGTTCTCGTTATCATAGGCTTCCTTCTCAAACGATATATTCCTATACGCATTACCTTTTTGTGTAAGCCTGTACAGCCATTCCAAAAGATACAAAATGTAAAACGGAACATACAAAAGATCTTTCATTTGTTTTGTATGAATCGCTTCGTGATTGTAATCGCTTTCACGCATCGTACATCCTTTTCTTACGAAAAGAACCCCAAACAAATTTATACACTTGTACCCCTTGAATGGAATTATTTTGTTATATATAACTTTCATTGAAACAGCTCTTTAATTATTTTTTCAAAACTTACTTTTGTAGTGCTGTTACGTAAACAGTAATCTTTAACCTGCAATGTATTCGACATTATAGGCTGACCACGCTCGATAGCGTCAAGTATATTCCACAACATTTCCTTAGACCATACGAAATATCCTCTAAAGAAATATGTTGCCATCACATCAGCCTGTTCTATTATATGATTACGGTCATGGTTACTGTCAGGCATTTTAAGTTCTATGCCATATATCTTACCGTCATGTATATAAGCAAGGTCAGGCATACTTTTTTTTGCTCCTAGAGCACGGAACTCAGCCGACTTGTTACCACTTACAGCAGGATGGAGAAGTTCGGAAAAGAATGCTACAAGCAATCCCCTGCATCCTTTACCTTCCTTCTCGTTCCTGTAACTAACTACTATATCTTTCTGCATTTTCTTTTCTTCCGCAGATCGTTTCTCCTCAGCCATAATAAAAAAAAATGTATTTAGCAAAGGTATTACGAAATGGGATATGTGAGAAGAATAAAAGGTTAAAGTTTGTTATCAACCATCTCAAATCCTTCACACAAATCATGTCTACTGTTTCTTAATCATTGCTTTCCTAAATTTTTGTAATGATGTTCGTTTGTTCATTAATGCCGTTTAAATATTGTTTTATTTCTTTTTCTAACTTGTCCAATGTACTGTTTACCAATCCATCCCACTCTTTTTCATATGCAGGAATATTCCTTTTTACTGTAGAGTGAAAAGAGATTTGATTCCCTAAAGGAAGATCAAAATACACAATAAAAGAAACTCTTTGCCCTTTATCCTCTGAATACCCAAAAGATAACTTACTTTCGTTATATATTTCGATAAGTTTGTCAATCAAATCTTCTTTCTTTGCGTACATCTTTTCCGAGTAGGGAAATGGAGCGTCTTTAGCCTTTATGTTGTAATCTTGTATTTCCAATGCAACACGGTAAATTTTAGCTGTAAAATCTCCTTGTTTTATCTTTTTATTAAGCATTAATTTCACCTTTCTTGTACCTATGCCGCACATATTTTCACGTTTCAATTTTAGCATGGCTATCAATTTCCTGTTTTTCTCCAAGGCTTCTTCCTTTGCTTCCCTTTGTCTTTTACAATCTTCTATTACGGAAGTACAATCTTCTTTTATTCCGAAAATATCCATTCCGCCAAAACAAAATGTTTCAATATCTAAGATTGTATTCTTTTCCATTCCAAGAAAATCTAAAAGCCTTTTGTCTATGCCAAAAATATTCGTGTAATGTCTAAGATGTGATACGCAAACAATATATTCAGGATTATGGGAACATTCAATCTCATCAAACACTTCCCAAGGATTAATGTTGTTTTTCATAATGTTATTTTTTGTTTCTTTTAATATACCCCCATATAAACTTGCCGGAATATCCGCATTCTTTCATGGCTTTACGAAAGTCATATTCCGTATTTCTGATATACAACTGCCGTATCGCCCAGTAAGTATTGTATCCTTTAAGTTCCGCATACTGGAAAAATTGCGTAGGTGTCATTTGCTCGAACTTTAAATCTCCTACCAGTTCTTGCAGTTCCGCGATTCTTATTTCCTTTTCGGTTGGATATACATATCCGCAGAAAGGACATTCCGAAGCAGTTATGGCAATATATTTACCACACTGTTTACATTCCTTCACTCCTTGTATTCCTTCACATTTCCCCTTGTTATGCCATAAAGCCCATTTACGTTCTTTCTCAAACTTGCCGAGCCGTGATATGTTGCCACCAAAGTCCAGGAGAAATGCTTCCGTCTTATTTGGGTGAAGCCGTATAGCCCTGCCAGTTGCCTGGATATAGAACTGAACGGATTGTGTAGCACGGTTTAATATGCAAACCTCTATACTTGTTTCATCGTATCCCGTAGACAATATGCCACTGTTACATATAACGGTGAATTTATCGTCATGGAAATCCTTGATAAGCTGTTCCCTGTTTCCTGTAAGATGTTTGTATTTTTCATATAATGCCAACTCATCAGGTTTGTTCTTGTCTATGCCTGATATGAGGAATTTTGCAGGAATGCCAGCTTCATTAAATTCAGCGCACATCCTTATCGCATTTGCCTGTGTGGCATCAAAACATATTGCCTTTTTCATCGGGCAGATACGCATATAGTTTTCAATCACCCCCTTGTACTGTACAGACTTGTTGAACACTGCCCCCATCTGCCTGCTATCAAAGTCACCTGTACGATAATCGGTATTAACCTTAGACAAGTCGGGTGCATCAACCGTAAACGTTCTCAACTTGGTTATGTTTCCCCGGTCCATCATATCCTGTATCTGGGCAGTTTCTACAATCTCTTCATAGTTCATGCCAAGCTGCCTTTGGTTCCCACTTCTCATCGGAGTTCCTGTAAGACCTACTACATACTTATCATCAAGCAAACCAGATTCAAAGAGATAATCTGCGTCAGACGAGTGCGCTTCGTCTATTAGGCAGAGAGATACACTCTTAACCCATTCAACCCATTCGGGCTTTTCTAGCCTTCTACGGAGAGTTTGAGCCATTGCGGATACTACTAGACCTTTGGGTATGTTCCTGTGCTTAGGAGAGATATATTCAGCCTGTATGCCAACTCTTTCCAACGTTCCCCCTGTCTGTGTCATAAGTTCAGATCTGTGGGATACGATAAGCACCTTATTCCCCTTTTCGACAGCACCTTTAGCCATAAAACTCATTATGACCGTTTTGCCGTAACTTACACAGGCTGAGAATATGACGTGTTTATGATTAGTCAGGGCATTTCTCAGACGGGTTATCCCCACCTCTTGGTAATCCCTTAGCCTGATTTCGTTTGTACTCATTTTCTTGTATTATTCTTTCAAGTTCGTTTTTCAATGCAATCACAAAAGCCATGCACTCTTCTCCTTCAAACTGCTTGACAAACTGCCTTGCGGCATCTTCGTAATCAGGAACACATTCCTTTTTAAAGTATTCCTCATTGTCTTGAAGAACCATCCAATCCTCGAAGTGGTGGTTTGGCTTTTTCTTGAATATGTGAAGCAAAATGGCAGTGTCGCTATTTAGTTTGATCAGCTTCCTGTCATAGTTTTCAAAGTTGTCAACGTAATCCGTATTCATCTTCGTAAAACAATTTAAAGTTTCTCCATCTATGCCCGTTTTTCCCCTTACAGAAAGAACTGCATGAGCGTTGTGGCATACCTAATTTCCTCTCACAGTCACAACAGGCTTCAAAGCATAGGAATCTGTTCGTACCATCCTCTATCGCAATGACAGCCCTTGTATTGTTTCTATGACCGAGATAAGAACCGTTTTCCTTTCGTTTTTTAATGAGTTCTTTCATAAGAACTCTTTTCTTTTCACGTTCCTCATCCGACACTTCCCTTCCTTTCTTGAATCCATAATTATGACCTTTGACGAACCTTCCTTTTTCATCACGGTAAGATATTGGATAATCTATCCATAATTCGCTAATTGCTGGCATTGAAATCTAACTTTAGTTTTACAATTTCGTCACTCATGGTATGTACTCTTTTCAGCCATGCCATTTTCCATGCTTCTTTTCCTATGCCATATATACGATATATATCATCTCCTGCATCATCAAATTTGATAGGAGTGCAGCTTATTGACTTACATTTCGTTCCGTCCATAAGTTCAACGTCACCTACACCTCCATTGAGCATGATAAAGTTGATATTGTTTTCTATGGCAAGATAGGGGATGATTATTTCATCCCCACGATTAGGTTTGTTGTGCTTGATTAATGTAGTCATAACAATTTAGACAAGGTATTAATATACATTTTTACAGACATCTTGTTCTAGACAAATTACCATAATATTTGGTGGCACTTGTAAATTAATCAACTTCCACTAACTCACCG